CTAAACCACCAGTGGTTGAGGGCAAATCTGGAGTCTTAATACCTCCCATAGTTTTGAGCGTGAAAGCCGCAGCACCAGCTGCTAATGCAAGACCTCCAACTGCCACAGCTGCACCATAAGTTACACCAGCTAAGTTTTCATTTTCTGCTGCACTTTTAGTAATTGTGTCTTTTAAACCGCCTAAAGACTCCGAAATAGCATCATAAGCTTTGGATTGAGCAAACAATTTTTCCTGATTCATTGCCTGATCTTTAGCCCATTCTGTTCTGCTTACCATATCAAAGTCAGCCGCTACTGTTCCCGATGCATTGGGTAACTGCTTTCTTAAATCGTTTAACGTGTCTTTGTTATAAACAACACTTAAAGCAGCCATAAGTGCTTGCCGATCTGCAATGATATTGCCGATTTCTGAACCCATAGCGATGTTACTCATATCTTCCAAAGCAGCTTTGCGTGTTACTGAATTGGAAGACGCAGCCTGTTTCTGAAGCTTTGTATATTGGGCATTTCCAGCAAGCTGTCTCTCCAATAATTTTACAAAAGCTTCAACGCCATAGACTCCTTGTTCACGTTGTTGAATAGCATATGCATTCCAGTCAAAGACCTGTTTTGGCTTTTTCTTACCATCCGATTTTGTCGGATCACCTGATTGTGCAATAACTGCATCACTAATAGATTTACTAAATTCACGGCTTGATAACTTTGCAAGTAAGTTGACTACGTTGTTACCAGCTTCATCGGCAGTACCTGCTGTTTTCATTGCAACCTGATTCATCGCAACAAGCTCAACTAAGCCTTTTTCACCGCTATAACCTACAGCACTGGCAGCAGCCATTTGTTGTGCTAGCCATTTGGACATATCTTTATATTCAAAACTGCCAAGCTGACCACCACGTACCGCTATATCATGTCCGTGTTGCAAATCAGTGATACCAAAGTCTTGCATACGTGTAGTGAGCGTAGCAGCATCCGTTGCCATCGCGCCCGTTGCAAAAGCTGTTTTAACTGCGGTATTCAATGCTGGAGCAACATTATTAAGTTCGTATTTACCTGACGCAATCAAGGTGTTTGCTGCTTCAGCTGCGTCTTCACGCGTTCCACCACCACCTCGGACAGCCGCTTTAATGTATTCATTTAACTGGCCCCGCGCAGCAAGTCGTGCTTCAGGTGTCATACCTTGACCACCAGTGGCAGTAGCAGCAATGTAGGTTAGTTGTTGATCATAATCACGTGGCTTCTGTAAAGCATTAGAAAAGTACATGCCACCAGCAATAGCACCGCCTGTAACAGCAGTACCTTTCTGCCAAAGTGACATAGTCTGTTGGGTTGATTGATGAGTACGTTTGCTTGATTGTTCAACCTGTTTTGTCCAGTTCGCCAACTGTTGAGCTGAACCCACCTGTTGTTTTAATAAGGCACCTTGCTGACGTAGAACACCTTCAAGCAACTTATTGGTACGTAATAATTGATCCCCAGCACGGGCAGTATTCAAAGTCTCCCGTGTACCAGCTCTTGCAGTATTAACAAATTTGGCTTGAGCAGAACCAATCTGGGTCCATTGCGTATTGATTTTAGTCGTGGCCTGAACTTGCTGATCAGAGATGCGCTTCATCTCTTGTGCAGCTTGTTGACCCCGAATCTGCAATGTAAGAGAAACAGTAGAATTGCTTCCGCTCATAGTTTAGCCCTTTAATTTTGAATGTTTACGAACACTGGTCACATATGTTTTTGTCACTGTAGAGCTGTTCCCATTTGTTTGAGTATGGGTTGTGACGGATGATTTTGGTGGCGCTTGTGGTGTTTCTGAAGGTACAGATTCCACTTGACGAGGTAAAGGCCGCGTAGCACCAAGGAAAGCCATTGCAATATGCAGAGGCAAATTAATTGCATCTGCATATGGGATACCAATGGCCATTAATGCTCTAATTAACTGAACGCGCCCAATTAATTCGCGGCTTTGACCTTTGCTTCCAATTCTGCTTTTTTCTCATTGAAATGGATGAGATTGAACGATGAAGTTTGGGCAATATCTTCATATGTAGGTTCATATTGATTACCAGCCTCATCAACTAACTTAAGCATCGCGACAATATCTGAAATAGCAATGTATTGCAGACCAGTAATCTTCGCTTGAGCTTCAACGTATTCAAGGGCGGTTAATGAAGACATCACGTATTTCGTGCATTTGATTGTTTTCTTTGCCTGTTTAAGTTCAATGGCTACAGGCAAATTACCATCTACAAAAATTCTTTCCATTTTACACTGTCTCATCAAGATAATCTAAGCAGAACATTTCTATGTCACGCATGGTTTCACCATCCACGTTGTATGACTTACTCACTGTTTGTACATTACAGTCAATAAACGTTTCGCGGTATTTGCCATCCGGTGATTCAACAGAAAGACGTCCATCTTCAACAGCCAACCAATTGACTGTATCTTTACCATCCGGAATTACAACTGAGGCCGTTAACTGATAGGTTGTGATTCCTTTTGATTTATACTTCACCCGTTGTTTACGGTTCATTGTTGGGACTGGGCGATTGCCCGTAGTAATTGATGATGTAAAACGAGCAACGTCATAATCCAGCCCGTTAAAGCTCATGACGATTGCACCAACTGCATCTTCAGACATTGTTCAACACTCTTTTTTAAGATGGCCCATTGTCTAATGCATATAAAAATAAAATCAGGCGGAAGGACTTCCGCTCAATATAAAAAAAGACCGCTTATTACGGCCTTTTTAAGTCGAGAGGATAATTAGTAAATATCCAAAGTGGTTGCAATAACATGCATGCCACGCACCCAGTAGGTAGGGATTTTGACATTTACTCGATATTGATCATGTGTATCTGGAGTCACAATGACCTCATCTAAATTATCGCGAACGTTTTCTAGAATTTCAGCATCTTCAAGCTGAATTAATCGCCGAGCAATAATAGATTTAATATTACGACGTTGTGCTGCTGTATTTTTACGACGTCGTTCTTTCTTGAGATCCTGACGCACAACTTTACGAGTATAGTCCACTACCAATACGCCATTAATATCAAGCATCAGATCATCAGATTCCCCTGAATCAGGGTTCATACGATAAGTCGAAATGGCACGAACAATTTCCGGTTTACCGTCTGCACCCGTTTCGATCATACATACACCTTTTTTCATCGCTGCTTCCATACGTTCAAAGGTTAGCTTGAACTCATCAGCAACAGGTGTAAGACCACCTAGATTGACACCATTGAATGGCAATGCCGGGTCGTTAGAATCGGCTAACGCAGCAGCCATTGCCGCGGCAAGTTCAGGCTCTTGACCTGTGGCACCGTTATAACAAACAACTAAAACACGGTAATTAGTTTTTACTGGGGCTTGTTCAGCAAAAGCTTCAGCTGCTTCAATATCTGAAAAAGGTACAACTAGAATTGCTGGACGTTGCTCAATTGAGTCGCTGACAGATGTTAAATGGTCGATCCATGCATTTGTATCGGCACCTGCAGCTGGTGGAGCTGACACGGCAATGATTGTATGGCCTAAAGGTGCGATGGTATCGAGGGTTGTTTGAATAGTCATAGTGCTTCTCCAGATACTTGTTGCATACCAGAATTTGGTTCAATTCGTGGTCGCTCAGACTCATATTGCTCTTCAGAAATAAACTCAACTTTATGAATAGTTACCAATTGATTTGATTCAGTTAACTCACCATAAATGATAACTGCATTGGTGCTTTTATTAATGACTTTAAAATATTGACCATCAGCCATTGTGTAAGTTTTAACGTCCATTAAGCTAGACCTCCATCAATAATCGTCCATCCCGCACCGATCAGCCCACTAGCTGCTGCTTGACTCGCAGCTGATCGTTTTGCTGATGCAAGCACAACACGCGGGCTTGTACCATTTGCCCATTCGTTTCGTCGCGTTGTGCCGACATCGAGCCACAGTGCATTCAAATATTTATCATAGTTTTCGGTAGACCAATTTGGCGCTGATGATACATCCGCCATATTTGCATTCACGTTAAATTTTGCGGGCCATGCCGACAAATCTTGATTGAACGATGTTGCACCCCGCATGAAGCCCTCAAAGTTCGATACGTTTCTAATGTCCCAATCATTGATAGGTTGATTGAAAGATGTGGCATACCAGAAAAAATATGCCATTGATACTACTGATCTAAAGCTTCCAGTGATTGTGTTATTGAAGACCTTATTATAAGAAAACCAGCCAGAGGCATCTCTTAAATTCGGCGCATTAAATTTAATAGGTTTATTAAATGCTGACTCTGCAAATAAGTAGTAGGCTTCTACTAAATTCGGCGTATTGCCAAATTCGACTGTTTGATTGAATGAAGCTGCGCCCAATAAAAAGTTATTCAAAAATACGGCCTTTCCGAAATTAAAATTCGTTAATGGCTGATTGAATTTTTTAGCACCTGCCAACATGTTAGAAAAATTATCACACTCTGAAGTATCAATATTTAATTTCGAGTTGAACGACGCAGCTCCGTTAAGCATAAACGATATGTTTGTCGGTTTTGCGCTCCTTATCGTGATGTCTTTATTGAACTTTGCAGTACCCATCAATAAATTATTAATGCTTAATAGTTTCGGGGCGTCCCAATTTACCTCACGATCAAAATTGGTCGCATTCGCAAAACAATATCCAGCATCTTCAACTTGACTCACATCCCATGAATTTACTCGCTGATTGAAGCTCCCTATCCTCATACAAATGCCGTTGATCGTTGTTGCGCCATCAGTGTGAACACCTAAAGAATAATCAGGATAAGCACCGAAGAAGGTTGAACCATCAGGTGGATCGAATCCTAGGATTCGGTCTTTATCTTTCCAACTCAGATATGCGTAGTCGCGCCTCGCATCAAGTTTTAATGTTACTTCCATGGCAGGATTGAAAATCCCCTCTGTAACTGGATCAATGATTCCGAGTGACGCACAAGTAAGAGTACCCCCGACTACTTTAAATTCTTTAGGATTGTCATTACGAAATTTGAAAATGTCGCCATTTTCCACGTCTTGATTTCGAACAATGCGGACATTGCTAACATAGCCTTTCGGTGGAAAAACATTGATCGATTGATCGACTTGGTTTGTCGATTTAAACACTGTGCATGACATGATTGATTGCTCCTGCGTTTAAGCTGTGTAATTGAAATACGTATCTAAAAATGCAATACGCTTTTTTGTCCACGTCAAAATTTGTTCTAAGCTCGTGATGTTCAAAGAAGGACGGACGGGCCAACGGGCCAACTCTAGCTCAACAACGCTGATCGAAAATTTTGAAAAAAGATCAGTCGATAGGTTATAGATGTTCTCAACTGAAATGATTTTCTGATCGCGCAATTGCTTATATCGTGCCTCGATGTCTGTGTTATATGTGGCTTTGACTTTGCGCCAGAACGAGCTTGAACTATTCCAAACAAGTTGTGAGCCTGTTGTATCGTCGTATACGACAGCACCAGTCCACTCAAGGCCGAAGACGGTATCCATGTCATAAGGCATAAACATGAATTTTTTTCCATCGTAGCTAATAAACTGGAAATTTTTCGCTGAGTTTTGGCTTACAACGTCTCTACATTTCACAAACTCAGCAAAGATCATGAAATCAATCGCGTTTTGCTTATCAAGATAATTATCCGCTTGTGCTGTAAAGTTCGCATCGCTGAGCTGTGCAAATGCGTTCCAGTTAGAAATTGCGGTCCATGTATCAGCGGTAGGTGTACTCGGCGCTTTCATTTCATAAAGCGTCGGATTTGTGACTTCAAGATTTGTGATGTCGTTCCATCCGTCCATTCCGATATGGATTTCTTTCGGCTTGTTTTTTGAGATATTGTAGTTACTGCGTTTCTTCGCAGTTCCGAACGAACCAATGCCGTAGAACTCATCATTGATATACAGCAAGGCTGAATATAAACGCGGTACACCATTTGCTCCGCTTTGTAATGCGCTTTTCCCTGTTTTGCCAATATATGGTTTTTCGGTTTCTAGACGTGGATAACCTGTTCTTGACGCTGTAAATTGTTCCCACAATCGGTAACACATTGCGTTACGGATGTTGGTGTGATCAATCCAGTTCGACTTGAACACGAGTTCGTCGTGTGGCAATAGATCGCCGATTTTGACGTCCAGCGCTTTTGTTAGAGCTTGATCTGAAAAGAATGCGATATTCCAATTCTTTTTCGCATACGATGCACTCGATGCGCCTTGCACTTCAAGCTTCACAAAGCAACTGAATGACTGGCCGTCAAAATGAAATTCGCCCTTGCCAGATACGGTCGTCCCCTTGGCATCAGGCAAATTCGGCAAATCCGTTAGATAAATTTGGATGATAGACTCTGGCGCTTTAACTGCGATTTGCTTAAGTGCGGTCACAGCTTGCGCTTTGTTTTTAAACTTCTTCAATTCATTGATTTCATTTAAAACATCGACACCGTTGAAGACCCAATTGCCGAACTTATCGACGTAACCTAATAAATTCTTTTCAGCATCTTCAAATCGAATCAGTTTTGAGTCATCTGACTGCTTTGACAGTTTTTTCAAATACTCAAGTGCATCAACAGCATTGTGAAGCCCATCGATCTGACCAGAGCGCAGCATGCCGTTTTTTGTTAATCGCAGGACAATATTTCCGTCGCTATCTTCAAACGTATATAAATCACTGGAATTACTTGTCGCAAGCAGCTTTAACAGTACGCTGATATTGTTCAGATTCAGTTCATCGACAAACTTTTGTAGTTCTTTGATGTCTTCCTGATTTGTGAGCAAGATTGAACGTTTAGTATCTTCATCATACGAGACAAGCTGGCCCTTTTTATTCAGTGCAAGTACGACATTTCCAGAACTGTCTTTGAACTCAAAGATGTTTTCAGAGTCAGAGGATAGAACGAATTTACCAATTAAATTCTCGACTGAAACATCAATATTATTTTCAAGTTTCTTGATTTCAGTATCGGTATAAGACTTTGAATTTGATTCTGCTTGAGCCATTTTAGACTTGATTAAACCAAGTACATTATTCTCAAGCTTTAGAAAATCATTGCCATCAAAGTGATACTCTCCATTGATATCGTTGATGTCAGGATTATTATCTGGATCATCAACGACAGTAACAATAGAGTTAACTGGTATATTTGAAACGTCTAAAAGCATTAAAGCTTTGGTTCGATAAGCTTTGTATACTCCATTTTTCTGGAAGAGATAAACGGAATATTCCATACGTTCAATGCGCTCATTTTGAGCATCATCACGCATTTGACTTGCCTGACTCACCTCTGCAACAGAAGTAGGTGTTGCAAAATCAGCTACATCTTTTAATGCAGCAGAACCAAGCTCAGATTTAACAAAATCTGAAATTTGACCAATATCAGCTTGTTTTGTTTCTTCATCTTGGACTACCGGAATAACATCACCACGTGAAACGCTAGAAGTTTTTTCCAATTCACTGATTTTAGTACCAGGCACTTCAATCATGAGTTGAGCCATATATTACTCCTTATGGTTCAATTAAAGCACCGTCTTCAGCTAACACAGCGTCACCCGATTCGGTATGTAATGCTTTCTGTGTCCGAACACCATCAACGGCAAGAGCAATTGCCTGAGCATTAACAAGGCGGTTTGTCTTTACAGCAGCTTTGATCATGCGACCAGCTTGTGAATTTTTTCCGAATTTAGAATCAGCTCCAGCTGTGTCATAAACATCAACTGGGGTAAATTGACCGGACAAAACATCTAGCGTCACAAAAAGTACTTTTTGCTCATTGGCTGGAAGCCCTGTGCGGAGGGTATTGATATTGACGTCTGTATAAACGCCGGGTGTTTTAATACCAGCAGGAATACTCATTATTTATTTTCCTTCAGTTCAACCAGATCAGATGCGTCAGTAACGTCATCACCCGGATTGAAGCAATAATCGACATTGATTCGGTGGATTTCACCGATAGATTCATCAGCCTCTTCACGGTCACGATCTGAAGCAGTAATGGTGTATTGGGTAGTAAAGTCTTGAGATAGGACACTGATGGACTGGCTGGCCGTTTTGGTGTTGAAGATAGTTTTTGCACGACCAAGTTCTAGTGGGGCTAGACCAGTTACGCCAACAGAAGACAAGTCATTGCCAATCAAAAGCTGTTGCACATGGGCTAACATTTTGTATGTACCAATGTCACTTGCAGCACCGTGGCGACGCGCTTCTTCATTACGTACAGAACGAGCACCAACTAAAACAACAAATTTCAAAGGAAATTCTGTTTTGTTATGAGCAATCTTCTTGGGTGTACCAGAACTCTCAAAAGTCACCCAAATAGCTGGAAATGCCTTGATAATAGTGGTCAAGCCATCATCAAACTCACCGCCATAAGTTTTGATTTCACGAACCCAAGTCCATTTTTTAGCAGTGACCTGATTAGCCATGACGTCTTTGATGCCTTGTTCAACAACACTTAAATCAATCACCAGCCTTTACCTCCAAAGTCATGCCGTCCAACGGAAAACATCACATTATTGGATGAGGTCTTTACAGGTTCAGATTCACCAGCTGGTGTTCCACCTACGCCAACAATACCTTTTGAAATATCTTTCAATTTCTTAATTGCATCGTCATACCGGGTGCGAATTGGGTCATCATCCGTCATTGCACCAGTGCAAGCATGGTAACGAGCGATATGACAAGCTAGGCTTTCAAGAAATGGAGGGACAGTTTGCAACGGCAGCTTATAGCGCCCCATCAGATAACCATCAATCTCCGAGTTCGCTTCCTGCAATGCTGCATTTAGTTTGTCGTAGTTGATACCATCCAAATAAGGTTCTACATTGTCCGTGAGCTGAATTAATTCATGCTCCCCGAACTTTTTGATCATCGCGTCTGCCGTTGCATACATATCAAATCACCTTATGCCTGAGTACCAGTAGAACCCACAGCCATTTGCCATAAACCAAAACCAGCAACACCTCGTGCTTCCACACCGTAACGATATTTTTTACGCATGAAGACGCTGTCACTATTCATGTCGAATTGGGCAACAAAGTTTGGTTTTTTACGGGGTTGATAAACAATTGGTTTAACTGGACGTGATGCATCTAAAAGGTGCCATTCAGTTTTTGTTTCTAACCAAGGACATACCAAAACTTCAAATTCACCTTTATAAGGGTTTACCTTCCCATCTTCTAGGCGATCTGTAGTCATCAAGGCATTAGCAACTTCTCGTAATGCTGGAGGCACAACTAAAAGGTTTGCTTTTAAGTTGAGTGGCTTACCTTCTGAATCTTTTAGTTCTTGCATCATGGTCATTGCAGCACCAAGACTTGCTTGTGCAGCTGCCAGTGTAGATACACTTAATGCTTTGGTAAGTTTGTTTGAAAAGACTTTGGCATTTTTACCTTCACCGACTTTGTGATCAGTAGAATAAAAAGGCTTATCGTCATAACACTTTTCTTCAAAACCTTTTGTCAAAACAGTGAAGACAAGATCATCAGGCCATTCTTTAGCTGATTGACCAGCAGCTTGAGTTTCGATGGTGTACATACCCAAGTTATCGTCTTCAATATCATTACGATCTACTTCAACAGTAGCTTCATAATCTTCATTGACCAGAATATAGGCATGACCTGTTAATTTTTTAACTGCTTTATCACCAATCCACTTACGTAAAGCAGGAAAGCGATCCGTCCACGCATAAGTGTTAGATGCACCAGTACTTGGCACTTCCATTGCTACTTTTGCATAGTTACTAGGAGCCGCATCAAATGCATTTTTGAATACTAGTTTAAGGCTTGTACTCAAAGCATTCAGAATACGAGCACCATTTTGTTCAGTAATAACCATTAATTAAATCTCCACCCAAACGCAGTCAGTAAATTGCGTATCAAAACCCATAAATTTGCCAGCAACCGGAAGACCAGCACCTGTTGTTTTAGCGACGGTTTGGTTATCCTCTACAAAAACGTCTTCACCAAGTTCAGCCTGCGTAACGGCATCAGTTGTTGAATTGCGGAACAAGAATTGTTTTTTTCGACGCACACAGGCTTGAACGTCGCCAGATTCGCCATCAGTGTTATCTGCCGAGCTGTCCCAAACGCCCATAACCTTTTGAGTTGCTGCAATTGCAGCTGTTGAAGCAACAGCAAATCCCGTGTCATCAACCAATGCGAATGTCCCGACCAGAACCACTGCACCAGCTTTTAATGGGACAGGGATTAACTCACCGTCACGCATTTCAGTGACGATTCCATTTTGCATATATGTCATGGATTAGCTCCTAAATCTGCTGGGTTAAGCCCTAATTGGGTCGCAATGCTAGTGGCAATTTCATCTACAACAGGTTGTTGCTGATGGTTTGCTGCTAAATTCACTTGCTCAGTTTGACGTTGAGTTAAAGCTGCGATTTTTGGCAGGCTTTCAATATGAGCTTTGACAAAATCAGGGTTGTTTTTTGCCTGTCCCTTCACCCATTCAATGGTTGCTTGACCAGTTAAACGACCATCACTACATGCAGCCACAATCAAGTCATCAATTTCTTTTGCCTTTTGAGCCGCCTCAGCATTACCAGCGTTTGCGACAGCTTCTTGATAAACAGCCATCGGAACGAATTGAGTCATATCGACTTGATCTTGACTGTTTGCAGCCAGCTTAAGCTGATCAATTGCAGCTAAGGCATCAAAAAGGTGCTGACCATTTGCAGCTACAGCAACACCGGTTTTTTCTTTGATTTGCGCTGACAGCTTGTTAAGTTCTGCCAAAATTTCTTCTGCTGTTGCAGACAATGGCAGATTTAACATCCAGCGCAGTTGTTCTAATAACTCTTCCATTTCAGAATCCTGTGTGGAATTTTGGGTAAAGTAATCCTGTGCCAAGGCAGCAAGACGAGCCTCGGGCAGATTATCCAGATTAGGGGTGTTGGTTAATGCAACGCTATGAAGTCCAACGACTTCACCTGTTTTGGTATAAAAAAGAACGGGTGATAAATACTTATATTCTTCCTTCTCAATATGGCCTTTGGCCTTATCGAGCCATTTAAAATTAGTACTACATATGCCAACTCCCTTGATGTATGAAAAAGATGCTGCTTTTAACCATCCTGAAGCGGGAGCTGGTTCACCAGTTTCCTGTGCTTTTAATGTGGCATGTTCATAATCAATAACCATGTCCACCTTACGTTGATTTAATGCAGCAACAATCTGCTCACCACGTTCAGGTGTAAGTACCCAATGCGGTGCATCAAAAGGTCGTCCATCAACTCCATTGAATGTTCCTTCAGGAACAAGTACCAGATGAGTCGATGTGGCATTCAAGTCAATTGAGCATGAAGCGACAAGAATTGATTTAGGCATAACATCTACTTTTAAAAAGATGTTATGAGATTAAATTGAGGGGATAAAAAAGATCAGGCGGAAACACTTCCGCCCAGTTTATTTATTCTTATTCAAAGCTTCTATGCCAATAAAAATCTACGTCATCTAACACTGCATCTTCTGCCTCTTTTTGTAAGAATCCGTGCTCATCCATCGGCAAGAATGGTCGTGCCGGGAACTTGCTTCCCGGGTGATTGACCTGTTTAAACACCTTGCCATTGAATGACAATGCCTGTTTATTTCTGGGACGTATCACATGCGGACGAGTTTGCCCCCCGTTATGCAGAATGGGGGCGTAAGGAACATTGGTGCCAATGATTGATTGGTCACGGGTATATTGAGTCGTGATACTACGTCGCAAATTCCCTGATTGGTATAGGTAAGAAGGTTGTGATCTATCCGGAGCCAGACCAGCCCATTTAGGACGTCCACCTGCATCAAAGTTATCTTCAGTTATAGCTGCAAATGTATTTGCAATCGCTGCCGATAATGGTGTGGTGTCACCCATACGATCAGCTGCTTGGCCTAAACGAGAAACCAGAGCATCATTTTTGATTTGAATAAAGCTCATTCAATCACCTCAAAATCATTTGAAGGCATATTTTTGAAGATACGAGATACTTGCAAATGTCCAGATACCACTTTGAACTCAATAACAACGTTATGTGGCAATACATAAAACAAAGCCTGAGTTTGTTTATCCCAAAGCTTTTGCTCCACATTGGCAATTAAATCTGGCAAAGCAATCAGTTCAGTTACAGATACATCAGTGTATTTTTTATTAACAAGTACTTCATCGCTCAACCATATCATTTTAGATTCAAATGATTGACCTACCGCTGTTAAGAATTTTACTGAATCATACTGAAGCACACCAATTGGACTAAACTGTTTTTGAGATTTTGAAAGCTTCAGGGCATGATTCACAAAACTTTCATTAACCTTTGTAAGATTATGATTAGTCATTAACTTCTGTGATTGAATTAGTCCACGAGCTTCTCCCATCAGGTTAGTCGCTCGATTAATCATTACATCATTCAACAAAAAGCTAGAAGCTGGTGAGCCATTAAAACCAGCAGCGGGTGCAAAGGTTAATTTCCCATCTTTAGTTGGAATATCAAACTGAGTGCGCTTAACAATAACATCGGCTCCAGTATTGCGATCCACGCCCACACGTTCATATATGTGAGATTCATTTCCTTCACCTGATAATATTTCTTTACCTTCAACCTCACGGGCAGAACGTGCAATCACCCGGCATTTACAACCCCACTCACTTGGGGGATAAGCAACATTCCAAAACGGGTCATCAAAACGGAATAATCGACCATTTAGGGCCACATGCTGCTTACGAGGATTGCTAATCGTAATATGACGCCATTCCCAGTATGGCCGTGCTTCAGCACTTGCAAGCATTGCTTTGTACCGTCCAGCTGCAAAAGCGGACTGCATATTTGTATCGTAGATCGTACGTAACCGACGCGGGCTGCCCAGTTGAACTTCTTGTTCTCGACCCTCTGGATTAATGACGGTTTTTTTTCCCCACCAACCTTTTTCCTGAAGGGTTGGCGTAATATTGGCTTTCCATTGCTCCAGTGTTTGTCCTTTCTGCATTGCAGTAATCAAGGATTGACGGATATCCTGAAGCAAATCCATGCGGGCAATTTTTGCCACTGTAAATGCTTTGCTATGTGCATTATCAAGGGTTTCATGCCAATCCCAACCAATCTTAAAACCTTTTTTCTCAAGATAAGAAATGGCATCTTCAGGCGGCAAGGTAAACAGAGCATTAAGCTCAGGCCGTTGAGCGCTAGGCATTAGTTTTGCTCCGCTTGAATACTTAAGTGACCCATAACTTCAGCTGCAAAAATTAAACGTGTTAATTTTTCTTGTAGAGCTGGTTCATCATCACCCGGGTAAACATCCTGAAGGAGTGCTAAAACTTCCTCTTCATTGCCAGCATTAATCTTTGCCAATAATTGCTTGGTCCAGTCTTCAGCCGTTGTTTGGGCAGTTTCAGATTGTTCTTTTAACAACAATTGCAATGCTTGCTCTTCAACAGGCAATTGAGCAGAGTTGGCAGCAATCAAATTGTTTAGTAAATTTGGCTGGAAAGTATTCAACGCTAGGTTAGGTATTTGACTTGGCTGCTGCACAATCCCAAGTACAGGCTCTTTATCATTAGCAGGCTGTGGAATACCTAATTTCTCATGCGCCCATGACAAAGGTATCTTCATACCAACACCAACCAGCTTCTCAAGAGAATTACTAAATACCTCCATGTCTTCAACATCGCTGGTATCAAAGTAAAACTCCGGATAACGATCTTTATGAATATTGGGGTAGTTCAATCGCATCAAATAATCAATGAGATTGTCAGTAATTGAACGTGCTAACTGTTTGGCGTCAGACTTTATCAATGCTTCAAATTGAATTTCATGCGTCTTTGACTGTGCATTTGTAGATGATTTGCCATCCGCTTGTGAAATCAAAGTGCCGCCAACAATAACTTTTGATTGAATCTGCTCAAAATACTTGATCATATTCATATGGTTAGCAGTATCACCATCAGCAGCTGATTCAAAATCAATGCTCATCCCATTGGGAATAGTCCCACCAGCATTGCGTCCAATTAGCATAACCGCACGCTGAAGAGTCATTTTTTCTTCTTTGGTCGCACCAGAAGGATATTTACCTATACGGATCGGCATGCCATAAATTTCTAAAAATTCCATCACATCGCGAACAGCATAATTTTTAAAAACAAATGGAAATGCTAATACCCGGTATAAGCCTGAACGACTGATGTAACCTGTTTTAGCTTGGTGTAAATGATTAAACCAGCCAAAGTCCCAGAACTCGGCACCATCTGGGGAACCATCATTTAAACGCAAACAGTTCAATTGGTTATGGGGGGTCATGAAGTTTCGAGGGACTACATGTTCAAAGCTATCTGGAAGCCACAAATTACCTAATCGTTTCCATTGAATCTCTTGGCATGAATAACCATGTCCAACAGCATCCATCGCATTGAACAAGAACATCTCAAAGTTTTTAATATCATCAATCCACTCTTGGACTTCTTCAGCAATTTTCTTTTCTTGTGTACTGGCATTTTTAGGTGGTTTAACGCCCCATGCAAGTTTGTTTACACCTTTTTTGCGTTTATCCATCTCGGAAAAGATATGACCGTCGCGCTCTTCCATATCACAAAACAGATCAGCCTGAGCCTGCAAATTGCCTTGCTCAGCCTCTGTCAGTAATTGATGTAATCGATATGGTGTCATCCCAACAACTGGATGCTCTTGCCACTGATTTGACAGCCAAGATACTTCTGCGGTTTGCTGGGTTTCTAATGCAGTACGATCTTGTTTTTTAGAAGTGCGGTCTTTTTTAGCCATGATAGATGCAAATACAATTTGAGGATTCTGCACCATTGTGAAATTTTAGCGGGCTTAAAATCAGGCGGAAATGCTTCCGCCCAATTTCATGCGCTCATTTGCGATTTAAGCGCCTTTTTTATTTTTACGGATCATTGCAGCAAAATACAAAACAAATGCCTTAAAGAGCGTTTATAAAGATTTATAAATCTATTTGTTCATGCTTGCCAGAGTGTGATATGAATTTGAGTTCTTTAAATCATTCTAAGGAAACAAATAATGGCTAATTATTTACATGACCAAAAATTTTTAAATCGAGGGGATATCGTACATCTAGATTGTGATACTCAATGTAATTTTATGATTATGGATAATACTAATTTTCAAAATTATCGTAATGGGCGTCAATTCAATTACTATGGGGGACATTACACCCATTTCCCAGCACGTATAAATGTACCTCATACTGGGACATGGAATGTTGTTATTGATTTAGGTGGTGGACGCGCGAATATTCGTTACAACCTTAGCTATTTGACTGCAAACTAATTTCGATTGAGGCTAAAGCATTTTCTAAAATTTGCTTTAGCTTTTTATTTATTTCAACATCATTTGTCATCAATCCCATAGGTGATCCATTAATAGGCACTGTATTGGAAAAATATGTTACATCATCTAACTGTATTTCAATATTTGATATATTTTTTGGTGAAATCTTAATATCCATCATTTAAAACTCGTTTTAAGGTACTTCTAGTTTATTTTCAAAAGTAATTTTCAATAGGCGGAAACACTTCCAGCCAATTATAAAAATTTACCAACATCCGGCTGTATCGACCCAACCATCATAATCATCTGGGTTCGTTTCAATTTCTTCGCTAGAAGGTAGTGGAATGAACTCAATCGGTGCTAAAGGATGGTTGCTGGCATAATCAGCCAGCAAATGGGCTATAGCACTGTCACCGTGACGATCTTTATTATTTGAATTAGATTTCCCCTGTGCTGGAATACGTGCTACACCATTAACCATCACAAAAGCCCGGTGATCTTCAATTACATCCTGATCCGCTGGCATGTTCTCAATATCACCATCTTCCAGTGAGGCTTTAAAGTGTGGTGTATTTTCACGGTACCATGCTTCAGTCAACATGATAGCTTCAATTCGCTCACCATATATAACCTGCATGGCTTCAGCTAAATAACCACCATTACCTCCAGCATCATGTGCACCTTTGCTAAAGTTAGGCAGTATCGCAACAATAAGTTTTAGAAATTCTTCTTGTTGTTTATATGGAACTTTGAACATTTCGAACAAGAAAGGAATACGCTTTCTAGTATTGGTCTGTTCTACCAACGGCCAGAATGAACAGGCATTGACTTTACGGGCAAAGTCTAAACCATAGTAACTGGTCGTTTTTTTTGGTAAAGCTTCAATCAATGGCTTTAAATGTTCATTAAAGAATTCCAGTACTTCAGCATTTCGAGCCTCTTCACTCACATTGCTAAAGTCATCCCAACCTTTAGGTGCATGAAAACGGATGACTGGTACTGTGCTGTCTTTCTTACTCTCTAATAATGAATGTGGCAGCCAGCGACCACCACCTTTGGAGGGAACAACATCTAGCTCTTCATTGGCTGCACTACCATAAAAGTCATAAACTTCCTGTACCCATAAAGCTTCTTCTGCCGCATCGTAGGCAATACCTTTACGAATACAAACACGCTTATATAAACCTTGAGCAACAGCATCACGAAAGGTTGTACGATGGATTGTACCTTTACGTTTACCAGCACGGATTTCATTAATCAGTTCATTAAATGGATTATCTTCACCATCATGTGTACTAATCACCCGTACACAGCCACCCCAAATTAATAAAGCTAAGGCAGCTTTAAGTAGCTCATCCAGTGACTCATGGAATGCTGCTTCATCTAGAATTACTCGACCTTGACGACCACGTAAGTTGGATGGGCGGCTGGTCAATGCTTCAATGCGGAAACCAGATTTAGGGAAGCGAATGATATAGGTCTGAATGTGCTTATCACCATCTTCCCAAATACCTTCTTCAACTTCTTCAGCAGCCAGTCCATAGGCACGTGCCCACATTGCACAAGCTTGAATAAACTCTACTGTCATATCCTTGTTATAACCAAGGTAATAACAGTTTTGTCCACCAGCAGAACGTTCACTTGCACACTCCAGTGCAGCATCCGCAGCTTCAGCCCAAGTCAAACCAATACGACGTGATTTCTCACCAATCTTCAAAGGACTCGTATCCGCAATCCATTCTTGCTGGTATGGCAAAAGAACCGCAGGAACATCACTATCAAAATCAGGTTGTAACAGGTTTATTGGTGACGTTTCTATAGTGGTCATTTGTCGACAATCCCTAAGATTTGTTTACGAATTTCAGCTGCTGTTTCAGCAGATAATCCACCTTTTTTAGCAATTTTATCGACAGCTTTAGCAGCAGCTTGAACGCGCTCTTTAACTTCTGATTCCCACTTTTTCTGATTCACAGAAGCCTTGGCAATTTCGGCAATTCCTTTACCAGCTTTTGCCATAAGCATGATTCGATCTGCCGGGTCTGCATCAGGATTTTCTGATTCTTGCAAAGCAATAAGCGCATTAAACAATTCAGTCTGAACCAGCGATAAAACAGCAGAGCTTCGCATATCACTATCATCGGGCGCAGCATCGGCAATCATCATAGCTGCTTGTGTACTGGCCTGAACCGCAGCAAGTTTTTGTTCTACTTTTTGACCGTAACGGTGTACGCTTGACTTGCTGACGTTGTAACCACGCTCTTGCAGGATTTTTGCAATTTCTTCATAACCACAAAAACCTTGATCCATAAACCGCTTATCAAGCCAAGTTTTATCCTCAGAACTTAGTAGATCAATTGACGACTCTCTTGCCATGTGTCACCTCAGTTCCAGTATTTTTCTGGACGAGCAATACCAGCTTGGCAATCGATTGTGTACTCCACAATATCAATACCTAAACGATCAAGCTTTGCATGCCAATGACCATCAGGCTGCTTTTTAATTTCAACTAGCTTACGTTCTTCCAAATAGTCCAATTGAACATGTAATTCTTGTGGGGTTGTATCAGCGTACAAAGCACGCATTACATCAAGCAATAAAGTATCCAATGCCCCAAGTGGACGAGCTTTATCTAAGGCATTCAGCAAATGCCAGCGCATACCTTCACGACGGATTTTTTGAAGATCAAAACTCATGGGTTAATTCCTTGCTTAATCTGAACTTTTTCAAGCTTTTCTGCTACAGCATCCAGCTTGGCTTCAATAACGGTTTGACCGCGAATATAGTCATCACGGGCAATGTAACGGAAAGGCATATCAGCTTTAAATTCAAGGAATTTACGTTCAAGCTCCCGGACTTCTTCTTGACCTTTTATGGCTTGACGTGACACTTCCTCAATCTTCTGATTTGTTGATTCAAAGTTTTGCTGAATGTTTTTATTAATCTGGCTACCCATGAGCTTGATCATTCCAGCGACTGCGCTTAGCACAGCCGATAGAACTAAAAACACTTGATATGGTTCAAGCTCAATAGTCATACATCCTCCTTAAAGGTATCGGATGCAGGAGGCAAAGGTTTCTTCCGGTTTTGGTCGATAAATCGGAAAACCACCCCGAGTGCTGACAAAACTGGTATGACATTTTCACGATTAGCTTCTGGTATAAGCGCTATAATTTCAGGTGGAACACCGTTGTATCCGACCCAAGCAATAACTAGCAAAATCCAGTTTGATAGCCATAACCAACCACTGCGCCAATTTTCTACTATCCAGCGCTTTTTGAGCTTGACTGGCACACCTTGAATGGATTGGGATTCATTAGCCACAAGCTGATTTTTTACAGCATTTTGTTTAGCTAACTGACGTCGAAAATTTCGCTTCCATTGGCTCATGACATATCCTCCGCAGCATATTTAAGGTTCAAGGCAACACGTGCCATCCAGCCTTTACCAAAGGCATTGAAAGTTGAAATCTTTGTATAGAATTCAATACGCTTGGAGTTGAATAAACTGATTAAAGCAAACTGTGGTTGCTTGCGAACTGCAGCTAAAGTTAAGGCACCAACAATGCCGTCGTCTTTAACACCAACAGCTCGTTGTAGAAGTTTTCGAGCATTGAGCAGACCATGATTAACAGCTGCATCAAAAAGTTGAAAAGCCACAGAAAATGGGAAGTTGTCACAACTCATCGCATTCCAATACTGGTTTTTATAAATCTTCTCAACTATATCCATAGGGATATCTTTCATAGAGCCTTTATAACCATATTGGCGTGCTACACTTTTTGTAATGCCGTAATTGGTTTCACCACCAGGATCAGAGGGATGGTTAATATAACCGCCCTCATGTTGAAGCACTCGTTTTAGTGCTGTTTGAAAAGTTTTGTTCACAAAAAAACCCCATCAAATGATGAGGCTAAGTTTGTATATTTAAGTTTATTTATATCAGGCGGAAGGACTTCCGCCTGATTAATAATAAATATTAAAAATAATATAAAACCTCAATCTATGAGGCTATTAAAATGACAAACATCCTAATTCACACTAAGAAAAAGTATATTCCTTCCACGGTAAACGAGCAGGATTTATTGCCGCAAGGAATTTTACCAAGTCATTTCGCCCCTGATAAGAAAATTGTCCACGTGAGTTCTGAGATGCTAGAACAATTGGGAGCTGTGGGAAAAAACCTTGCAAGCCTTGTCTTGTCTGATTTGCCATAAATGTACTATTCATTACTGTGGGCTTTACCAGTACCACAGCAAACTCTACATTTTGTTCTCTGGTTAATGCTGCCGTTATTTTCAAGTTATTTTTCCTTTTCAGATGTGTTTTTTATACTTTCTTGCAAAACTTTTTCAGGTGTTACAGCAACAGATTTTGATGTTTCAATTTGAAAACTAGTAGCAGGTAATGTTTTTTCATAATTATAACAAGGCACAATCGAATTATTTATTTTGCACCAACCACGTCTATATACATCTCTTGCACCTAGTTTCACTGTTTCAGTAGTTGGTACAATTTTCTTAGTGCCTTCATATACATAATTGACATTATCATCAAGCTTAGATTCTGAACTAGGTTTCAAATCCGCAGTGGTTGCAGTTCTAGCATTAACTCCAGAGCGAATTTCAGGCTTTCTATTAGTTAATAATGCACTACCATCAGATCCTTTAAATTTATGGACATCTGCAAAACAAGAGACAGTAATACAAATAGTAGCCAAGCCTAAAAGAATAGATTTCATAATTCACCCTTAATTTTATTCTTCAAACTTAGCATTAGAAGCTGCTGCAAATATTAATAAGCCAACAATAAATAATATTCCAACAAATATTGATGATGTGAACTGAAGTAATATAAATGTTAACACTAGACATCCAACGCCAGTGTAATACATTTGGCTAACTCTTCTATCAAAAAAAGCTTTTCTTCTTCTAAGATCAATACGATACCAATAAGCCTGTATATCATATTTACAATATTCACACTCTTTATTGTCTCTATAAATCCAGCGTCGACATGATTCTCTTGGGCAGTACATTCCCTCTGGGTTATTGGGCTCTGGTGGGATAAACGTAGAATAATTTGTAAGATGGTTTTCAATACCGACTACTTTCGTTTTTATAGGATTTGCAACATTAATATCTACATATTGTTGTTTAACTCTATACCGTTCACTCATATTAAGCCCACCCAATCAATTATTTTTTATTCCCACTATAGTTCCATTTTTAGGTTTCTTAACTTTGACTGTTGCCTTTTGAACTGAACCAAAGTGGTTATCCTGTTGATTATTATCACCAACTTGCTGACCTTGAACAGTATTTTCTTTATTTATAACGACATTTTCTGTCGCCTGTGAACTACTTAATAAAAGCATAAGAATTTTATTTTTTACATCCGATGTAGCTTCTCTGAATTTACTCAATAAAAGATTTTCTTCAATTGGCAAATCTGGCTCTTTACCAGAGATCAAATAATCAAATGAATAACCCGTAAGTTGTTGAAGTTTATTTATAAATTCAAAATCAGGTGATCTTTCATCATTTTCATAACGTTGCAGCGTAGTCGTACCGACATCTAACTTTTCTGCAAAAGAAGCTCTTGATTCTTTTCCACGAATGCTTCGAATACGACTACCAAAAGAATCAGACATAACAAATTCTCAAAAATAAATCCAAAGGGGTTGATTGTTTAACCCGAACGGGGTAAATTCACCTTATTAGTGATGCTTTAAAGCACCATCTAAACACCACTAAAAGGAGCAAGACATGCAAACCAAATCCGCACCTTTAACGAAGGAACAGATCAAAGAGAACCTTCGTAGCCAAGGTAAAACCTTGGCGCAATTCGCAAAAGAAAATGGCTTTGATGTTCATGACGTTTATCGAGTGATTGGCGGATCACGTAAAGGTCATTATGGCAAAGGTCATCAAATTGCTGTGGCTTTAGGACTAAAAGTCCCACCTCAAACTGCCGATATAGATTAACCGCTTTTTATACCTTTTTTAACCCTTTTTTATACCAAATCATTAAGGAGAGCAAAATGGATAAGAGCGGAACAGCACTAGGTCTAATCGCTATCTTTCTTATTTTTTTAGGTTTTTTTGGCTGGTTTATGGCTGAACAAGACAATGAAATTTTACGCAATGAACTTGTATCACTCAAATATGGGAGTGGTCACTAATGTCAGCAACAAATAAATCAGCAGCAAAAGTTTTAACAGTCTTATTTGCATTGCGTGGTCACTACATTGCTGGCGTTAGCAACAAACAACTTTCTGAAAGCCTAAATGAAACACCTGTGTTTATCACACGTGCATTACAAACGCTCGAAGCAAATGGCTGGGCAGAAAAACGTGACAACGGCAACTATGCACCAAGCATGAAAGCAGTTCGCTTTGGTATGGCATGCAAAGAAGAATGTGAACGTGTTCAAGCTCGTATTGATGAATACAAGCAACGTCTAAATACACAGTTTTAATAAGGGTTCGTTATGAGCAATGAAGTAATCACTGAAGTCGACTTAATTCAGCAACACTCGCAATCAGTAGCGGGGCTTGCAACTCAACTTGGTTATGACGGTGCATTAACTGTTGGTGCATTAGAAGATGAAATTCGCTTTTATCAAATGCGTACAGTTGAAGCATGCATGGAATTAGGCAAACGCCTATTAATCCTTAAAGAAATGACTGCACATGGCGAATTTGAAAAGCGTATCGAAATATTAGGCTTAAGCCCTCGTATGGCAAGAAAGTTCATGTCAGCCGTTTTGAAATTTGCAAATCGGAATTCGAATTCCGTTTTACAAGCAGCAAAAACTCAAACAAAACTTTTAGAACTAGTTGTTTTAGATGATGACGACTTAGATTTTATTGAACAAGGCGGCAGCATTGGCGCTGTTTCATTAGACAGTATTGACACCATGTCTACACGTGAACTTAAGCAAGCTCTACGTGATGCCAAGGCCGATAAAGATGCAGCCGACCTTTTGCTTAAGAAGAAAGATGAAAAAATTAATGAGCTTGATTCCAAAGTAACAAAACTCCAGAGTCCAGTTCAAATCAAAAAACGTGCTGAATCTGAAGAGCAACTCATTGCTGCAAAGGCTTTAGAAGAAGCCACCAGCGCATGCTTAATGATGCACAACGACACAGTGCGCTTCAAAAACACTATCAACTCTGTTTTAGACACAATCAATGAACATGGCCTTTACAACATCCAAGAGCAACTAGAAGCCCTTGTTATCAGCGCATTTCAACAGATTGCCCAAACTAGTGTTGAATTTGGAATTCAAATTGATTTTGAAACGATGGTGAACCCAGCATGGTTGCCGCCTGCGGATCAAGACGCTACTCCATTTGATGCAACAAACGTGGAGCAGTAATCATGACAAATCCAAACTTAGCAAAACAAGATTATTTGCGCGAAATTGCAGCCAAACTTGCAGCTGCCGAGTTTGGTGGGAAAGCTGCGATTGTTAAAACTGCATGTGACTTTTTGAGTCTTAGCAAGCCACAACTTTACCGTGAACTTGAAAAAGTAGGTTTTAAATCTGAACGTAAACAGCGCTCTGATAAAGGTAAAACAGTTGTACCAACAGAAGTTGCTGAAATGGTCGGCGGTATGGTGCACGTAGCAACACGTGCCAATGGTAAAAAGACATTGCCGATGACTACAGCGCTGGAAATGCTTATCGCTGACGGTAAAGCACCAAAAGTGTCAGCAGCAACAGTTGCGCGTGTCATGAAACAAAACATGTGCCACCCAAAACAACTGGCTACACCGTCGGCACATACACAGCAGAAATCGCTACATCCGAACCACGTTTGGCAAGTTGATGCCTCTGTCTGTGTTTTGTTTTACCTGCCTAAAGGCGGTATGCAAGTGATGGATGAGAAAAAGTTCTA